ATAACTTTAGGAGGACTTTGGCTCTGTGCCAGTGTAAAAAAGAAAGATGAGAAATCTAAATCTAATCCTTGATCAATTTAGGCACCATGACGACGGTGTCCGTGTAACCACAGTACAAGTGTTTATGGCCATTGCCTATAACGAGAGTACCAACGCAGCTCCTCTGATTATTTCTGATATTGTGGATAAGCTGCACATCACTATGGCCTCAGCCTCACGCCATTGTAAAATGCTGTCCGAAACAAGACGGCAAGGCGATGAAGGTATGGCCTTAATTACCATCACCAGAGACGTTGCCTATGGTAACCGAAAAGTTCTTCTATTAACAAACAGAGGCAAGAAGTTGTTTCAAAACGTGAGTACGCTTCTTGAATAAATAATGACCGTATCAAAACGTGGATCAAAGTACCAAGCCTACATCTCTAGCAATGGTACAAGGGTTCGCAGGAGTTTTGATACCAAAGTTGATGCTTTGATTTGGGAAGAGCAAGCACGTGAAGCGCTTGTCTTGGGCAAAGACCTACCCACCCTATCATCTAAATTACCCTCTACTCAGTCGTGGACTCTTAAAGACGCTGGTGACCGTACTTATCAGGTTGCTTGGCGTGGGTCCCGTTCTGAAGCCAAGATGGTATATAACATGAACAGAGCACTTAAATTCTTTGGTTCTAAAATCCCTGTGAAAGACATTTCAACCGAGCTGATTGATGAGTACATTCTTGAGCTCAAAAACCTCTCCAAATCCAATGCCACAATCAATCGACACTTAGCGGCATTGTCCAAGATGCTTACTGTATCTTTGGAGTACGATAAGATTGATAAAAAACCTAAACTGCGACGGCTTCAGGAGACTAAATGGCGCATGCGCTGGCTCACTGAAGACGAAGTGGTTGCGCTAATCAATAAAGCTGAATATTTGGGTTATAATGATCTGATGGATGCTATTGTAATTGCCGTGGACACTGGTATTCGTGCAGGAGAATTACATGCGTTGAAAACAGACAGCATGCGAGACGGTGGGTTACTAGTTGATGGCAAGAACCACGACTGGCGATCCATCCCCCTGACCAAGAGGGCTAAGGCTGTGATTGCTCGAAGGTGTCGAGCTCTTAGCGATAGTCCGCAGCCTGAGTACCTATTCCCCCGCGGATCGTGGTGGAGAAGTGGGTGGGAGCGTGTCAGGGGACTTTCAGGACTAGGCGAGGATGTGGTGTGGCACACGCTCCGGCATACTTTTGCATCCCGCCTAGTGCAAAAAGGGGCCCCCTTACAGGTGGTCCAAGCCTTAATGGGTCACAAGACGATCCAGACCACCATGAAGTATGCCAAGATTTCCCCTCTAAACTCGCAAAATGCGATTGCTTCTTTGGAACAGTAGAGGGTATATCTACGGCCTATCTAGCCTGTGGCGTAAGCTGTGGCGCTAGTGGCCTTCAGTGGCGTTGCCCGTGTGATGGAATGGTAGACATAACAGACTTAAAATCTGTGGCCTTCGGGCGTGCCGGTTCGAGTCCGGCCACGGGTACCATTATGAAAACAAATACTTTTCCAGTCTTGGTGAAGTAGACTTGACAGTAGATATTTACTGTTTATGAGTGCTTAAATACAATAACGCCCACAACCCCACGGGAGACTTAAAATGTCCTGCTACCTCCTATCACCTGTGCAAGTGTACGCCGCTTCCCTTATTTATATGGCAACTCCTCGCGTTTACAGTGTAAACTCAGACACTCTCACATGTGCAATAGATTTCAGGTTTCACGCCACACCTCAGACTGTGGTGGCGTAAGTAGTGGTGTCCAATAAATGCCACTATCGCCCTAGGTCCCCCAAACATACCTATAGTAACCTTAAGGATACCATCACATGACTGACCTCTTGGAGAAACAGAGACAGCTTGAACTGCAGATGCACCAACTAGGTGTTGAAGCTTACCGAAAGAACGTAAACAAAAGCTTACAAAGCCAAGCCGAAAGCAACACTGCTTATGGTGTGATATTACTTAAGAAGTCTGTTGATGATGTATCTGCAGGCATTACCGAGTTTGTGACTACAGCCCTATCAGGGGCGACTACTAAAGCCGCTTACTCTGCTGTGACTCTGAACAAGTTTGATCCAGAGATTGCAGCTTACATTGCACTAAAGAAATGTGTGGACAGCGTATCGACAACGACAACTTTGACACGTCTTGCAATGGGTCTGGCAAGTGCCCTTGAGGATCAGTTCAAATTAGAATTTGTGAAAGATCAAGACGGGTTTGTCTTTTCAAAGATTTACAAGAACGTAACACGCAAGACGACTAACCGTTATTACCGCCGTTACAACATGCTTAGAGAGTTTGGGCGTCTTGAGCTTACCATGACGAATGCTTGGACAAAGCAGGAAAAGATGTCGGCAGGTGTTAAGCTTATTGATCTTGTCATTCAGCACACAGGTTTGATCAAAGTCGAAAAGCATTCGATGGGTCGCAACAAAACAGTGATGTTTGTACGGGCTACCGAAAAAACTTTGGACTGGATTAAGCAGGTAAATGAACGAGGTGAAAACCTTAACACTTCCTACATGCCCTGCTTGGTGCGTCCTAAGGAATGGACCACACCCGTTAACGGAGGTTACTACACCCCAGAATTGTTCTCAGTTCCCATGATCAAGACTTCTAACCTAAATTACTTTCAGGACATGAAGCATTACCCAATGCCGGAAGAATATTCAGCGGTGAACACGCTTCAGGGTACTAAGTTTGCAGTAAACAAAGAAGTGCTAGAGGTGATGCGTCATTGTTGGGACAGCGGACAGTCATGGGCTGGCTTACCGTCTAAATACGACAACCCTGTGCCTCCTTTCCCCTTTAGTCCTGATGTAGATACCAAAGCGCTGGGCGAGGCTGATCAGATACGTTTTAAGGATTGGAAAAAGGCTGCAACACGTGTGTACCAGTTCAATGCACGTGCTTTGTCTAAACGTATTGCCACCGAGCGCACCCTAAAGGTGGCCGAGCAGTTTTCTAAGGAGGATAGCTTTTACTTTGTTTATCAGAATGATTTCCGGTTCAGAAAGTATGTCTGCAGTACCTTTCTTAGCCCACAAGGTAGTGATCCCACCAAATCGTTACTACACTTCTCTCAGGGGCGTCCTTTAGGCGACAGAGGTGCTTTCTGGTTAGGCATACAGGGTGCCAATACTTTTGGTAACGATAAGGTGACCCTTCTAGAGCGTTATGAATGGTCTGAGGCGAATACGGACAAGATTGTTGCTTGTGCTAATGACCCCCTGACTAACACCCTTTGGACCCAAACAGATAAGCCTTGGCAGTTCTTGGCATTCTGTTTTGAGTGGAAAGGCTACAAAGAGGAGGGGACTTCTTACCTTTCACGCCAGCCTATTGCCCTTGATGGCTGCAACAACGGTATCCAGCATCTTAGTGCCCTTGCACGTGACGAGCGTGGTGGCGCTGCTACTAACCTTATACCCAGCGAACGTCCTAATGATATTTACCAAGAGGTGGCTGATGTTTGTCTTAGGGCTCTTGAGGCCCGCAAAGATGATAGGATGGCGCAGCTTTGGCTGGACTTCGGGGTAACTAGGAAAACCTGTAAGCGTCCAGTCATGGTGGTACCCTATGGGGGAAAGATGTTTAGCTGTCGTGGTTACATCGAGGAATACATTCACGATCAACTGGAAGCCGGGAAGCCTGATCTTTTCGAAGGTAAGTATTTTGAAGCATCCAACTACCTAGCTCATATCTTATGGGAAGCGATCAGCGAAGTGGTGGTCTCAGCCCGTGAGGTTATGAATTGGATACAGAGTGTAAGTGGTCTTCTAAGTAAAGAGGGCTTGCCTACGTCTTGGACATCACCCTCAGGTGCCTACGTCACTCAGTTTTACGAACAGGTAACCAGTAAGCGCATCAACACCCACATTGATGGTACTTTAATTAAGCCACAATTTAGAGAACCAAAGGAAGGTACAATAGACAAGCGCCGCAGTGTGAATGGTAGCTCTCCAAATTTCATTCACAGCCTAGATGCTGCGGCCATGACAAAAACAGTTAACATATGTCACCAACAAGGCTTGTCTGATTTCTGCATGATCCACGACAGTTATGCAGTACATGCTGGACAGCTAGGCGATGGCCAAAATTGCACTGACATCTTATTTGATGCCCTGCGTGAGGCTTTTGTGGATATGTACGAGACCAACGATCCCTTGGAAAATTTCAGACAAGCAGCTTTAGAGGTTTTGGACGAAGTTCCTGAACCGCCTAAACGCGGTAATCTAGACATAAGAGGTGTACTGAAGAGCGAGTTCTTCTTCAGTTAAAACTTACATATCTACTTGCACAAGTGAGAGCAAATAAAGGACACTATAGTCCTACCCAACAGAGAGGCATCAAATGAACGATATAGCAGTAGCAATAGTCCTGCTTAAGAGACACCAGCATTTGCCTTTGGATTTAGCCGCCAAGCTTTTAGCCCAAGGCATAGACGTAACCGCGCTTGAAAAGAAATATGGCGCTTAGTTTACACTGTAAACACTAACCAACGAGGTAACACATGGTAGTAAAACAAACACCTAAAGGCTCAGCACTTTGGGCTAAACTCTTTCGTCCTGATACGAAATTTGATGCAGACGGAGTTTACTCTATTAAGCTTCGACTCCCTAAGGACCAAGCTGGCGCAACCACCGATTATATCAATCAGGTTATGACAGAAAGCCTAGCGACGGCGAAGGAAGAGAACCCTACCAAGAAGGGCTCGATCAAGTCAGGCAACCCTCCATACACAGATGTGTTTGATGAACAGGGTAATGAAACTGGCGAGGTTGAATTTAACTTTAAACAGAAAGCTGTAATCAAAACTCGACGCGGCACGATGGAAAAGAAACCAGCAGTATTTGATGCTAAAGGTAAACCCATCGTTGAAGAAGTAGACGTAGGCAACGGCTCCACAGTCAAAGTTGCGTATGAGGCTATCCCTTACTACACAGCGATTGCTGGTGCAGGTGTGTCTCTACGACTAACGGCTGTCCAACTAGTAACACTAGTGCAAGGAGGCGGCGGCTTTGGCAGCTTCAAGTTCGAGGAAGAGGAAGGTTATGAGTTTTCAGAAAGCGACGTAAAGCAAACCGATGAAATCTTTACCGAAGGCGACAATACTGAAGACACCACTGAAGACGGGGACTTCTAAAGAGACCAAGTTCAGGTCAGGCTTAGAGCTACATATTGCGCGAGACTTAGATAAGTCCACAAAGGAATACCTGTATGAACAGGAGAAGTTTCCTTACACAGTAGAGCGTACATATTTGGCAGACTTTGTCTTACCAAACGGCATCGTTATCGAGGCCAAGGGCTGGTTTAAATCTGCTGACCAAAGGAAAATGAGAAACCTAAAGGAACAGTACCCAGACCGAGACATTCGGTTTGTGTTCCAACGTCTCGAATCCAAAGTTCAAGGAAGCACTATGACATGCCGCAAGTGGTGTGAGCGTTACGGCTTCCTGTACGCAGAAGGTTATATCCCAAAGGAATGGATAAATGAGAAAAATTGATCTTATTGCCGTCCACTGTTCGGCTACTAAGGCCGATCAGGAGTGCAACGCTGCTGTAATTGATAAATGGCATCGAGCACGTGGGTGGCGAAAGATAGGCTACCACATCGTGATTACCCGCGAGGGTATGGTGGAAAAAGGCCGAGCCTTAGAGGAAGTTGGTGCTCACATTAAAGGGCACAACACTCGAAGTATCGGCATTTGTATGATTGGCGGACTAGACGAAAATGGTCAGCCTGAAAGCAACTTTACTAAGGAGCAATGGAAAACACTGGATGAGACCGTTGATGGGCTACTCGAACGGTTCGGAGACATTGAAGTCGCCGGACATAACGAGTTCTCCAACAAGGCTTGCCCGTGTTTCAATGTAAAAGAATGGCAGAGCAACAAGAATCCGAGTTCTTAACGCATGCGCCATGTCCTAATTGTCCAAGTTCAAATGGCTTTGCCATATTTGATGATGGGCATGGTTACTGCTTTGTGTGTCACCATTACGCTTCAAATGCGTTAGGTGGCGAAACCCCTAAAAAATCTGAGGTGAATATGGCAACTACAGAGTTAGTTGAGCGTTCTAATTTCCAACCTCTAAGTAAACGTAAGTTGAGCTTAGACACTTGTAAAAAGTGGGATTATTTCATTGGAGACTACAAGGGCCGACAGGTCCAAGTAGCAAATTACAAAGACGCACAAGGTGTAACCGTTGCGCAGAAAGTTAGATTTCCTAACAAGGATTTCCTCTTTCTGGGCGATACAAAGGCTGCTGGTTTATATGGCCAAAGCCTTTGGAGAGATGGTGGCAAAATGGTCACTGTATGTGAGGGCGAAGTTGATGCCCTCTCACTCTCGCAAGCTTTTGGAAACAAATGGCCTGTCGTGTCCATCCCAACGGGCGCAGCAGGTGCAAAGAAAGCTATCCAAAAGCAACTCGAATGGCTCAATAAGTTTGAGAAAGTTGTGTTCTGTTTCGACAATGACACCGCAGGTATTTCAGCCGCTAAAGAATGTGCAGCTTTGCTTCCTCCCTCGAAGTCGCGCATTGCTAACCTACCGCTGAAAGACGCTAGTGAAATGCTGGTACAGGGTAAGACCCAAGAACTTATTGACGCCATTTGGAGTGCCAAAGAGCACAGACCTGATGGCATACTTAACGGGGCTGACCTGTGGGACTCTATTAATTTAGAAGACGACATTCAGTCTTGGGATTACCCCTTTAAAGGGCTTAACGCCATGACCCAAGGTGTCAGAAAAGGCGAGATCATAACTGTGACCGCTGGTTCTGGTATAGGCAAAAGCCAGATTTGCCGTGAGTTTGCGTATCACTTGTTGATACAGGGCGAGACCATAGGAATTGTAGCTTTAGAGGAGAGTGTAAAGCGCAGTGCCTTGGGCATGATGGCTATTGCTGCAAACAAACCTCTACACTTACAGAACGTAGAGATTAGTCCTGAAGATAAAAAGCAGGCCTTCGATGATACCCTAGGGACAGGCAGAGTATTTCTGTACGATCACTGGGGCAGTACAGACAGCGACAACCTGTTAGACAAGATACGTTTCTTAGCTAACGGGTGTGACTGTGGGTGGATCGTATTAGACCATATTAGTATTGTAGTTAGTGGTATCGAAGGCGGTGATGAAAGACGAATTATAGATAACACCATGACAAGGCTTCGCGCTCTTTGCGAGGAATTGAACGTCACTATTATCTTAGTATCTCACCTTAAGCGTCCCGAAGGTAAGGGACATGAGGAGGGAGGCCAGACTTCTTTGTCTCACTTAAGAGGCTCAGCAGCAATCGCTCAACTCAGCGATCTGGTGATAGGATGTGAGCGGAACCAACAAGACGCTGAGAATGCGAACATCACTATTCTCAGAGTGTTAAAAAATCGACACACTGGTGAGACAGGCATAGCAAGTTTGCTTGGTTTTGACCGCCATACCAACCGAATGACAGAAATGGCAATCACTGCTGACGCACGTGATGATGCTGAAATATTTACAGTTGAAGAGGATTTCTAATGACTAAGTATGAACCAGATACAAAATACGACGTAGAAGCTGACCTGTCTGTGGAAGGCGTGTCAATTTATGTCTTCTCTGGAGAAGATGAGGATGCCGAAGAAATCCCTATTTCTTGGGAAGAACTGATTGCTGATACTATCGGGAGCAATGATCGCGCTGACCTTGCCGCTCTTTCCCAGTGCTTTCTACTGTGGGCGGAAGAGCTAAGGCTTGCCAGTTTTAAC